TGATACCTACAGAGTGGCTTGTTGGAAAATATAGGGCTGACCGCAAACCGGACATGTACCGGTATGATGGCAATCGCCGGAAGCGTATGGGNCCGCCGTATCAGGAGAAGAAGGTTATAGATGAGGAGAATGTAGCCGATGAGTGAAGCGGGGCAGCAGCAACAGAAGAAGAAGGTAGTATACCTTGCAGGAGGCGACAGAGCCGGTTGGCGTGCAGTAGTAGCCGGGGTACAAGGCTTTGAGTTTGTCAAGCCCAGTGACTTTGCTACAGGGGCCAGTTACATAGACCACCGCCACAGTTTTGACTACGACATCCTCTTCTTGTACTGGGAGAAAGACAGCCTCGACGGGTATACTTGTGCGCTTGATATGGGCGCAGCGTTGGCTAACAAGCTGGTGGTTATCTACTGCGATGCTAGGCAGAACACGCTAGCCGATGTGCTGAAGGATAGGTGCCACCTGTACTACGACGGCCCGAACGCACTGCAGGATGGTATAGCAGCACTCAACCGGATAGCGGGGAATGACGAGTGACAACACACAAACCGGTACTTGCGCTAGACTTTGACGGAGTAGCTGCTCAGTATGATGGTTGGAAAGGTGAAGACCACTTGGGGAGGCCGATGCCCGGACTGGAACGGTTCCTCGAACGAGTAGTCGAGCAGGGTTGGGACATTATCCTGTACTCCTGTAGACCGGCATGGCGGCTGAAGAACTGGGCAGAGCAATACGGGTTGCCACAATACTTTGTGGGATACAATGAGAATCCATACTTTGCTTCCCATCCACAGGAGAGGTCATGCAAGCCGGTAGCCACAATGTACCTTGACGATAGAGCTGTACGGTTCCACGGTGACTGGGAAGCGGTTCTAACAATCATGGGAAGCGCAGAGCATGTGAAGGACAAGAGGATATACGAGTTGGAAATGGAACGGGACATGTGGATGCAGCGGTACAAGCAACTTGTAGCACAACAGGGGGAGAAGAAATGAGCGGTTTCGATACAGATACTGAGGTACAAAGAGGCCCAGGTATAGGCGAACACTTGACATTTTGGGCTTTTGTGGTTATAATGGCAGGTATACTGGGTTGGTGCATATCGTATTCTTTGGCTAATCCGGTATTATCCTTGGCACAAGTAGCGAGTGCGGCAGTCTTTATGCTGAGCATCCTGGCTACAATTGGGGGGTTCAGTGCTACGTGGCACATGATAGCTAACGCGGGGACTGGGACTACCTGTGACAAAGGCTGTCAGAAGCAACCGGTTGCGCTTGACCATGTGTGGCGGTACGGATTGGGTATGCTACTGTTGGCTGTAAGCTTGGCGGTATTGTGGTCGGCAGGATGGTACATTGTAGGGATGTAGGTTGGAGGATAGAAATGGCGGATGAGAACAGGACATGCCGGACGTGTCGGTACTGGCAGGGTATTCTTCCCAAGGGCAAGGACACTACATGGTCGGGTTGCATGATAGGGAAGAACATGCTTGACCTACAGCGGATGCTGGATGCAGACTGGGTAGCGGAGGTGGGGGAAGATAACTTGGAGGTCATGGGGGGGAATAGTGATGTGGTGGCAACCCGTGAGGGGGCTACCTGCAGTAAGTATATGCTGATACTGCATGGGCCACCTCCGGTTATCTCGCAGGGACGCAGGCGGAAGCAGGTTGTACCAAAGGGGGCAGACCCAGTTCAAGCTACACTGAATGTTCTAAGGCACCATGTTTACCACAAGGAGTCTCCAGATGAAGGTCTCATACTTGACACCCTACTCAACTACGGCAGGGATAAATGCATGGCTGACTAACCTGATTGCGGCTACACGCCACAAGGTGGGTTGGTCTACGTGGTCTACGAGTGGGCAGTATATGGCGCAACGGTATATGCGGCCATTGTGTGATGTCAACTTTTCCCCAGACCCCGCCCTATACTTAGAAATGTACATGCCGGATATTATCCACATGACCGTGTCGGAACCCATTATGGCTACAGCTTGCGCCCACAGGGAAAAGTATGGAACTCCCATTGTTATAACGGTACATTCCCGCATAGAACACACAAAGTACTTCGCCGAAACATTGGCAAAGGCTGATGTGGTCATATTGCCATCTGAGGATATGTACCAAAGTATAGACAAGTGGGGCTGTCTGACTAACCACAAGATGGTCTATCATGGAATTGTGGACTTCAGCCACCTGGATATAACTCCCTTTGATTTCAGAGAAGAGTTTGGGATACCGGAAGACCACATGATAGTGGGTTGTGTCAGTCGCATAGCCCCAGACAAGGGATGGGAGACTATCATCAAGCTAGCCGACATGGTGGCGGAGTTTCCTATTTCAATCGTCTTAGCCGGTTCGGGTACGCCACGACACGAAGCTATTGCCATGCGGAATATAGCTAAGCGGCGCAACCTATACTATACAAACGGGATTACTCCGTGGTCTATGCCTTCCTTTTACAGGGGGATAGATTGTGGTTTGTCAGTGTCCCCGCATGAAAGCTTCGGGCTAGCCGTCTGTGAAATGTGCTGGGAGAGTATACCTGTGGCTGCGTTGCGTGGTGGTGCCGTGGTTGAATTGCTGGGGGATATTGGTATTACGGCTGATACGATACCAGACCTAGCGCGTGGTTTGACGGAGTTGTTAGACAAAAATAAGCGGACAAAGATGGGCCAGTCCTTGCGCCGGAGGGTTGTGGCCAAGCGGTTATCGGCAGACCGTATGGGGAAAGACTACATAGACATTTTCAACGAGGTGCTAGGGTGTGGAGGAAACGATAGCTAGCCCTACAGTCTACTTGTTTGCAGGGCACAACCAAGAATTGAATGGTGGTGGGGGGATAGCCGCCCAGTTAGCCCGGGCCTATGTGCGTGCAGGCTACAATGTTTTGTACCTGTCCTACGATAGCCCGAATAGTCCCGTAGTGCGCAACGGGATAACCGAGGTCAGTGTAAACAGGTGCGACTTCGGACGCATGAAGTTTGACATGACCGAGCATGATATATTACATGCTGTGGTGCCCTGCCCGATAGCATACAGGGTTCTCGAGGACTTTGGGGGGCGTGCGGTCTATCATGCGCTGGATAACTGGGATGTTTGGGTAGCGCAGGCAAATTACAGGTGGACTTGGCCGTGGTATACGCCGGGATTGGAAGCTAAGTTCATACGTGATAGCGATATATCGTATGCGGTTTCCCCTGCATTAGCGGGTTACTTGGGGGTTCACAACGTGTTGAGCAATGCGTATGACCCGTGTATCTTCAAGTGGGTAGACCACAAGCCCCCGGTGCGGCGTGCGGTGATGTGGGGATATAGTGCGGGGTATGCCAACACTAACCTGATTAGTGATGTCGCTAGGCTGACGCCGGACGTGGAGTATGTTCTTATCGGGAGGCGGACAACTAGTCCCCCTATAGCACACGATATTACAAACGTGTTGGAGGTTGGTGCCAAGACCATTGGTCAGCTTCCGGCCATAGCGCAGAACAGTCAGGTTGGTTTGGTGCTTCGGTACGGAGAGGTAGCGGAGTATATGTGCCCGACTAAGTCCTGGGAGTATCTGGGGAGTGGTTTGCGGTTTGTGTCTGCGGGTTACGACTACCCGAATAGTGGCTACAATCCGGCGTGCGCAGTAAGTCCGACAACTGACCCGCAGGACGTAGCCGACACAATCACCAACGTGTATGAGCTTATTCCCGAGTTGACAGAAGAGCAGGCCATCCAACATACATGGGATAGGCGAATTGCACAGGTGAGGGCTGACATAGGGCACAATGATGTATCGGGGATGTTAGCTGATGGGAAGGGATAGTCCAACCGTTTACTTGTTTGCAGGCTGTAGTATGTCTGTACATGGTGGCGGGAGTACTTGTGCGCAGATAGCTAGGGCCTATGTGCGCGCAGGCTACAATGTGATTTTCTTCTCTCCTGAAAGCCCTATGCATCCTGTCGTGCATGGTGAGGTTGTCGAGGTACGGACTGACTGGTGCGATTATGGCAAACTCAAGTCCGAAGCAACTGCAGATGACATACTGCATATTGCTTTGCCTTGTGTGGAAGCGGAATGTATGTTGGCAGACTTTGGGGGCCACGCACTATACCATTGCAGGGACAACTGGGATATTTGGTACAATCAAAGCAAACATGCCCCAGATTGGCGTTGGTATGTACCGGGCCTTGAAGGACAACTTATCTATGATGTGGACATATCCTATGGGGTTTCACCGGCGCTGCAATACTATATTGGTGCAGATGCTGTATTGAGCAATGCTTATGACCCGTGTATCTTCAAGTGGGTAGACCATAGGCCTCCGGTGAAGCGTGCTGTCCTTTGGGGGTTTAGTGGCGGGTTTGTTGACTTCACTTTGATACAACAGGTTGCAGCACTGACGCCAGATATAGAGTATGTCCTTATCGGCGACGGTGGAGGGCCAGTAGATGACCCTGATACTAATGTAAGGTTCCTAGGGCCGAGGCAGATAGATGAGCTACCTGCTATTGCTGAGCAGTGTGATGTGGGGTTGGTATTGCGGCATGGCCCTGTTGCAGAGTATATGTGTCCCATCAAGTCCTGGGAGTACTTGGGTAGCGGCCTTCGGTTTGTATCTGCAGGTTATGACTACCCCAGCAGTGACTATAATCCGGCTTGTACAATAAGCCCGTCTACAGAATCGCAGGATATAGCGGCGACAATCCGAAATGTGTACGAGCTTATCCCAGAGTTGACTGAAGAGCAGGCGGCAGAGCATACTTGGGATAAGCGGGTAGAAAGAATACTGCTAGACTTGAGGGCGATAAGCTGATGGAACCGATTATTATTGATGGGAAAGCCCTCGAGACACGTAAGCGAATAGACTTTGGGAGTGATTACTACACCGAGGCCGAGCTAGCTGCAATGCCAACAGTGACTGTGGGCAGGTATGTAGCAATGCATCGAAGTGCCAATATAGATTACCATACCCACATAACGATTGGCGATAATGTTGTGATAGCACGCGGTGTTACAATATTGACGCATGATGCGNCTCCGTTACTGTGGGGATTGCCGGATAAGTTTCTTCCTGTAACGATTGGTAGCAATGTATTTATAGGGCAACAGTCCTTCATCCTTAGAGGTGTGACTATAGGCGACAATGTTGTGGTAGGCGCGTGCAGTGTGGTGACAAAAGATATACCGTCAAACACCGTTTGGGCAGGCAATCCTGCGCGGTACATCAAGACTATTGAGGAGTACTTGGCACAGCATGTTGTGTCAAACTAAAGGGGTATTGCATGACAAAAGGGCGCGAACCCGAAAACAGTAGTTGGTACGATACGTTCTATGCTGATGGGGGTTGGGCACGCAATATTCAGGCTGAGGTACAACGTTTGAAGAGCCTTTTGTTCGACAAGATTGACCTAGCCCTAGGGCGGCACGTGATAGATATAGGTTGTGGCATGGGCGTCCAAGCGGAAGCTATCAGGCAGATAGGCTACAAGGTTACCGGTGTGGACTTCTCCGAATCTGGTATAGCGGCAGCCAAGCGGGACTTCCCACAAGTATCGTTTGTCCGGAATGACGCAGCGGACTTGGATTATCGTGATGACCATTTCGATATGGTATTCCTACACGGCATGTCCTGGTATCACTATGAGTTGGACGATGTGTGTCTGCAACGGACGAAAGAGTTCGCGCGTATGGTCAAACCCGGGGGCTACATTGCCCTGTTGATACAGACGGATTTCAGTGGTGGGCGGAATCCCGATAGTGGTGTGCGCTTCAACAAGCTGTCAGCATACAAGCGGATATTCTCCCAGCTTGGCGAAATAGTCCTATGCACCGACTGGGATGGTATTTCTCTGACTGATGACAAGCAGGCAGTCGGCAAGCGGAATATCGTGATAGTTGCACAGAAGCAGGAACCGAAGCCCGAACCGAAGAAGACGCAGACAAAGACGGCAAAGAAACAGAAGAGTATGGTGGATACGGATGATAATAGCCGCTGATGTAGGCGGAGACCTAGCTGCCCTGAAGCGCGTAACCGATAGCAAACGAGACTGGATGGTCTTTGTATCGGCAGACTCCCTCCTAGTCAAGAAGACTGCCGTACCTGTCCTGAGAGCAGCATCGGAAATAGGTGGAGTGATAGATGATAAGAGGGCTAGCCCGTACTTTCTCCGTAAGCTAACAGAGCCGCTCAATACCGGTTGGTGGATAACAAACCTTCTCATGTGTGAAGGGGAGGTCAGGGATAGGGAAGACCTGCATGAGAAGCTACAAGCTAATGTGACCAACGATGTTATCTACCGGATAGGGGACAGTACCGCGCTGCGTGCTATATCTATGGATTCACCTGTAGCGGTAACACCGGGCCTGTTGTATGACCGGATGGGGCCGTGGGAGTTATCTGGCAGGCGGGTATGGATACATGGGGGTTCCGCAGTAGACCAGTGGAGAGTGTTTGCAGAGTTACTGGTGGCAGGTATTGGGGTAGAGGGGATAGTATTCGACAGCGCGTTCTGGCGGAGGAAGGCTGACCAGAGGTGGACAGTCTGCCGCAATATCTACCAGTGGACGCGTGAGTTCCGTAACAAACCGGCTAAGTGTGCGGTGGAAACGTTGAGGAATGTATATGACTTCTGGAGAGAAATCCGCGCCAGCCTCGGTGCAGTTTGACCGGGACGCAAAGACGGGGATGTATGGCTACCCCAGGTGGCCTTACTATGCCCATGAGTGGACTAACACTGTGGTGGGGGCAGTTATCGGTTGTGAATTGATGGGCCATGCCTTCAGTGAAGATGACATGTGGATAACTCCAGAGGTGGCAAGTATCGTCACAGGAGTACCGGCAAGGAACCTGGAGTTGCGCTGTTGGGCCAGACATTGCGGTATGCGGCAAGCTTGGACATGGTCGCATATCTACAAGGTGCAGACTGAAATCTACCTGTACCTACCCGAGCTAATGGTACACTGTCAGGATGTTCTAAGCGTTCACTCGCGACACTACCTGAATGTGGTGCGGCAAATATTCACTGACAACATGCAGAGGCGGCACAAGGTACTGAAGCGTACACGGTCAGAGTTCCGTGGCCTCAGTCTGGCCTCCCACAAGCTGGAGGACATACTGGAAATGTCGGGAAAGATAAAGTTCAAGCGTGTGTTTGGTAAGGCTTACCCGTACTCCGAAATGGGCACCATGTTAGAGCGCGGCCCCCTGGGAGTAGCATACGCAGAACTGACAGGAGGTTACCCCCATGTCCCGCCACGATGATTTGTTTACAGAAGAGCAGGTAGAACGTGCTAAGGGGAACCTTGCACGTTTGGCTGACCTAGCTAAGCGCATGAACGACTTGCCTGCCGACAAGGAAGAGTCTCGTGAGTTAGTAGTGTCTAGTGTGATACGGGAGTCCCGGTCACTGGCCCGGACTATGGCATGTGGTAATCTTACTGAGACGCAAGCTGCTGTTGCTATCATGTTGGGGCGGGGGCTACTGTACCAAGAGGCAGCTAATGCACTGGACATAGACGAAATGGACATACACGAGTGGAATACTACGGTGCCTGACTTCCGTAGGTGGGTGAAATACTTCCGCAAGATAATGCAGGAAGAACAGTGGGGATATGCTGTACGGGAGTTGCAGGCATTGGCTGACCGCAGTGATGATGACCGCACGTTGATGCGGCTTATTGAGACACGTTTGAAGATAGCCTCTAAGCCGGATGAGGAGGAGCGGTTTGAGCGGGAACTTGCGTTGAAGAGGCGTGCCCAGGAAATGCGGGAGACAGAGACTGCGCAGCGCATCAAGCGTTCGTTTGATTTACCTCCCCGTGCGGTCATGCTGGATGTAGTAGACGGTGATGTAGAAGACGCAGAAGACGAGGAAGCCGCAGGAGCGGAAGATAATGACGAGTAAGGGGTATGGTCATCTTTTGTCTAGAACTCGCTTAGAACGCTTCCTCGTGCCAGCAATCGGTATTGTGTGTGCTACAAGCAATTGGTAGCGTAATCAGGGGTGTGTGTTATCCCACCTCTGTCGAGACCCCCGCTTGCCTCCCTCAGGCGGGGGTTTCATTTTGCCTGCCTCCAGAACACGGGGCTTGCAATTGTGAACAGTATGTGGTATAATGTCACCAAATGTTGGATAAACAGTTACAGAAGAATAGAATACTTGTACCTTTCCGTAACGAAGGTGCAGTTATCCCCAAGTCACTCTTCAAGAACTATGGGCGTGTTCTGCTGCCTGAGAAATGGACACGTGGTGATTGGAAGGCATTGCCTAAGGACGGGAAGATATTCCTCTATCGGTGCATAGCAGACTTTGGCTTCTGGTTCAGGTGGATATTCCTCCCCCACAAGGCGGCTATGGAAGAGGGCATGACCGAAGAAGAGTTGAACACAATCTACAGTGACGGGCTGCCTGCGTTCATGACCGAGTACTTCTCCGACATACAGGCTGCCTGTCCCATGACTCTACTTGCTTCCGAAGACAAGCCGAAGCACAGTGACAAGTGGCGCATGTGTAGAGTGTTTGGCACCGGCATGTTCAAGTCCACAATCACCTGTGAAGCTTGGCCGCTGTACCTGATAGGGCTGAACCCGAACGTTAGCATACTGTTGGCCGTACGCACGAAGGACAAAGCGGAACGGTTCATAGATGTGGCCAAGAGTCACATTACCCGTAACGAACAGTTCCAGTGGGTACATGGTACGTTGCGGCCCAGTGATGGCAAGTGGCGTGGGGACTGCATTGTAGTAGAGCGGCATCAGGACAGGGTATCCCCTACTCTTGAAATAGCAGGCTACGAAGGTGCTATCGAGGGTATGCGGTATGACATAATCATAGGCGATGACTTGGCTGATGTGACTAATACCCGTACAGAGGAAGCCTGCAACAAGCTGGTGGAGTGGGTAGACGAACCGTTATATAGCAGGTTGAATCCCAGACGGCGTATGTTCATGCTGATAGGTACTCCCCACAATGCTAATGACCTGTATGCCAAGAAGAAGAAGGAAGCGCAGATAGAAGGCACGTGGGACTACAAAGAGGTTCCGCTAGTACGGGCGGGTACATGGCCTCCGAAGAAGAAAGACCCGAATGGGCCGCTGAGTGTTGAGAACCTTATCATACCGGAAGACATTGAGAGTGCATGGCCGCAGTGGTGGACGGTAGAGCATATTATCGAGGACTATGTGAACAGTCCTTCTGCGTTTGCCAGGACACGGATGTGTCAGGTACGCGACCCGGATAGCAAGTGGTTCCCGATGCACGTAGTGGAGGCGGCCAAGGCTGATGGTGGGATGCGGGATGACCATGAGCATGTCAAGCCGATACTATCGAGGTGGCCAGTCCAAGGGGGCATACCTACAGAAGGTACTGTGTTGTGGGATATGTACCACGGTGCAGGCTTTGATATAGACAGCATGTTACGTGTCATATCGGTAGACCTTGCGGCTACTGACCCGCGACCGGGTGCTGACCCCGACTACACTGTGTTTCAACTGTGGGGGCATGACCGGAACACACAGGCGCGGATTATCCTCAACCAGTTACGCAGGCAGACTGGCGACCCCAAAGTGATAGAGCAGAGCCTCCGAGAATGGGTACAAGCTTACCATCCGCACAAGCTACTGGTAGAAGCTAATGCAGTGGACAAGCTATATGCACGAAGCCTGCAGGAGGTAGTCGGTTGCCCCGTAGTGGTACGAGAGTGGAAGATGAACAAGTCAGACGAAATCCGTGCCTTCCGTGACCTTGTGGCCAGTGGTTTGGCTTGGATACCCTGGGCGCGGGACAACATGGCTACCCGCAACGTGTTTGAGTCGTTTGTGGCAGAGCTACACCAGTGGCCGGATACGGTACATGACGACACTTTGACTGCAGCGGTACATGCCTACACTGAAATGCGAGGTGGCGGGGGCAGTGCTACTGCACGTATCATAGGCGGTCATGAGCAGCTTTCAAGCATGGCACACCATGAAGTGGACATGAGTTTGGAAACACAAGGCAAGCCACGGGTATTTACTCTGACGCCACAGAAGAACGAACTGCTGCGGAAGGGTAACTCCGGCTTGAGAGAGTTAGTTAGTGCGAGGAGACGAGGGGGCATACTGAATGTCAAACGATAGCATAGACTTAGTGACGCGTGATGGTGTGCCTGTTGAGGGGCGTGTTATCAGCATGTCCCGTGGCAGCTATGATTCCCATTTGATGGGACACCTGGCATTGCTGGGCAGGATAACAGGTAGGGCGGCTAATTCTCTTTACAATGATGCCACCTTCTACAACAACTACAATCGTGAGCGGGTAACAATAGCACCGCCTATTCCCCTATCGTACTACATTTCACTGTACCGTAATGACCCCATACAGAAGGCTTGTGTTGACGCCAAGGTAGCGTGCGTGACCAGTCAAGGGTATAAGATACGGCCCCGTCGAGAAATGGCATTGGTGGACAACTCTACTGCTACTGCTTACGGTGAAGAAGACCATGACCCTGATGAGCAGCAGAAGGCAGCGGTGATAGGGCTACTGGACGCAGGACTACCCGACTACCCGTTAGTCCAGACACTGCACGAGTTGTGGCTTGATGTGGAAAGCACCGGCAATGGCTATCTGGAATTGACACGCAACGGTATGGGGGAGTTAGACGGTATCTACCCGGTCAAGTCTGCTACAATCGAAATAGTGGCAGGTGGGGACGGGTACATGCAGCATAGGGGGGGCAAGGCACGCTTCTTTGCTAAGTACACTGGTGAAGGTGGCCAAGCAGTAGCACTACGAGCGCAGAAGACAAGCTTTACACGGCCCGGGAAGCAAGGTGTGCCTAGGGAAATGTTGAGTGTCCCTGTAGAGTGGGGCAACACCACAACCCTTATGCGCTCCTACAATCAGGCTGCCCGACAACTAATGGACAAGCCTGCCGATGGGGATACTGCGGTTACCCCGGTAAACGAAATCATGATGTTCAAGAAGCCGACACCGTTGGACACACCGTATGGGGAACCCGACATAGTAGCAGCGGTTTACGATGCGCTAGGTTCGGAGAGTGCGGCCCTGTTCAACCTCAACTACTTTGAGAACGCAACAATCCCTAGGCTTGTCATCATAATTGAGGGCGGCCAGATGTCGTCCAAGGTGGAAGAGCAGATACGTAGCTGGGTAGCAGAACAGTCGGCCCCAGATGTACTCAACCAAGTCCTGCTAATCGAGAACCCCGATGCTTCCACCAAGATACGCATAGAACCTTTGGGGGTATCCGAGCTACGTGATGCTGGCTTCCTGGAATACAGAGAACACTGCGCGGCCCATATTATGACTGCCAACCGGACACCTGCTTCGATAATCGGGTATGCGTCCAGCGATGCACGTTCGGCCAGTGTGGAGGCTAACCTGCGCTTCTTTGGTACAGTGGTCAGGCCCGGGCAGCGGCTACTGGAGTCGAGGTTCAACTATCTGTTTGAGCAGGAGAGGGGGGTAAAGGACTGGGTACTGGAGCTGGCCATGCCGGAGTTAGTCAGTCCGTTGGAGAGGGCGCAGTTCTTCGATACCCTGATTAGCCGAGGTGTAGTCACAGTAAATGATGTACGCAGGTTTTTCGGTATGCACCCGGTAGAGGGCGGAGACGAACCGTTCATACAGGTAGTGGGGCAAGGTGCGGTGCCTATCAAGTTTCTCGACAGAATAGTGGAAGCCAACATGAACACGAGTGGCAATCCGCTAATCGCTACCAGTGGGATGCAGACTCCTTCTGATGATGCGCCCGTAGCGAACCTGCCACAGGAAGCACAAGGCAGAGCAGGGGTACATGTAGATGCGCTGAGAAATCTTAGCCCGGGTGACCAGAACATGACCGTCATGATGATGGAGCAGCTAGGGGTAGACCCGAAGCTAGTACAGAAGTTACCGGGTGGGGGAGTAGATTCAGCGGTGAACAAGTCCATATAGTTTGTGACTTTAGTCACAGTTTAGAAACAAAGCTTGCAATGTTTTCGCAGATGTGGTATAATGGCAACTAGTAACGGTGTGTGGAGGTAGACATGGACGAGAAGACTGACAAGCCGGAAGAGGTTGTAGAGGAACCGATTGCTGAACCGAAGCAGCCGGGAGCGGATGAACAGGCGCCGAAGAAACCGGTAGTCCCCAAGCTACTACCTGAAATAGTCGAACCGAAGACAGGTGGCTTTCGGTTCCCGTTGGACTAGGAGGACAGTCATGGCGGAGAAGCCCGAGAAGAAGACAGTAGGTGGGTTCGAGTTCTATGCTTCGCTATCAGCTCCTGAGGATTCCGACAAGAAGCAGCCCTACCGTATCCGGGGGCTAGCTTCCAGTACTATGATGGACGACTACAACAGTATCATCACCGAAGAAGCCATTAGTACAATGGCCATGACCAAGCATATCCCCCTAACGGTGGGGGCTGACCACTGGGACGGGATTGCGAACGTACTGGGGATTATTGGTTGGGCTAAGCCAGTAGTGTCAGAGAAGCGGTCGGAGTTTGTTATTGACGGTTATCTGAAACCTGACCATCCCTATGCGGCTTCTTTGTATGCTGACATCAAGGCTTTCCCGGGCGAGGTCAAGCTTTCGATAGGCGGCTATATCCCGTTTGACGGCGCGGTGGAGGAGTATGACAGCGACCTTGAGCAGTTTGTGACATACATCAACGAGTTCCACCTTGACCACATCNTTGTATGCAGGGCGNATNCTGCAGTCAATCAGGATACTTGGATAGAGGTAGATGAGAGTGGGGCTTCTGATTCGGGGACGGGCCGCAGTACTGTTGACCGCCATGACTGGGGTAAGGTACTCTTCCGCGCCAGTTCCGAGGTAGTCAAGTCCCGAAACAAAAAGGAGAAGAGGGCTGATATGGAAGGCACTGATGAACAGAAAGGTTTTCTAGCCGGACTGGGCCAGATGATAGCCGCCTATGCAAAGGGTGAATTGAGTGGGAGAAGCGAAGCCGCAGCCAAGGACGGTACTCAAGAAGGTACTCAGGAAGGTACTGAGGCGGCAGCTACTCAAGCAGGCGCGGCGTCTGGTGAAGAAGCTGGAAAAGTAGAACCGGAAGCGAAGCCCGATGCACCGGCGGCCAAACCCGTAGAGGAACCTGCCAAGGAGACTACAAGTGATGCTATTGCGGAACAAGTGTTATCTGGCGTTACCTCAGCAATAGACAAGCTGGAGAAGTCCTTGGGCGAAAGTGTGGCCGACATCAACAAGCGGGTAGCAGCAATGGAGAAGAGTATGACAGAAGAAGATAAGCCGGAAGCGAAGGCAGATGACACGGCCCCTGCAGCCAAGGAAGAACCCGTAGCAGCGGAACCTGCCGATACGAAGCCCGTAGAAGGTAAGGCAGCGGACGCACCACCAGAGCAGTCTGACATTGCCAAGCTGGTAGAGGAGGCAGTAGCGGCCAAGTACGAGGGGCTTGAGGAAGCATTAGACGAACACCTTGGCGTTATCTATGGTCAGATAAAGGACATTCTGGGCAAGCTGGAAGTGTCCATGAAGGCCCGGGGCCGTAGCAGCCAAGTACCGATAGCTGGGGAACCCGCCTCCCTACAGGATAACGATACCACGAAAACGAGCAGCGTTGCAACTATCATATCTGACATTCCTGCGTTAGACACCAAAGCTTAGTGGAGGCTACAATGCTACCATCACCGGAAGCGTACCTGAAGGGCACGGGGGGAACCCCCAGCAAGGGCAGCGGGATGGGCGACTTCATAGGCCGCTCATTCGGTTCGTCTACAAACGAAAACTACAAGGGGCCGTATGTATCAATCAAGAACGAGTCACTGGATGAGTTCATCCGTCTTGTTATTGACGAGACAACTATCCTCAACCAGGTGGCTACCGTCCAGCTACGGGGCGATAACCTCGAGCTGCCGAACGTCAACATCGCACCGGGCCAGATGGCAGGCGGCCTTGGCAAGATGGAACCCATTGACGGCACCGCGAACGCTCAGTTCGTGAAGCCTACCTATGGGGGCCGGACGCTAACGGTCAAGCCGTTCGACCTGCGCTACAAGTATGAGGAGACCAACTTCCCACGTATCAACATTGAGCGTGAGGGTATGCGTTCAACTATTGACGAGCTAATGCGCCGGTATATCGGCAACGAGACCGAGCGGATTTCGCTCAACTCTCGCACTAGTGGTATCAAGCATACCTCCTGGGTTGATTTCAACACGGGCAACATGACCACCACAGACGGTTGGTTTGCGAAGGCCCTCAGTGGTGCCCATATTCTCAACGTAGACCCGGCAGGTACGACACCGTACTATGTGCAGCCGAACCTGTTCAAGTCTATGTGGCAATTGCTGCCGACCAAGTGGCNTGCGCGCAAGGACGAGTTCGTGTTCTTCGTGGCGTCCAACGTCGAGGTGGAGTACAATGCGTTCTTCTCGGGGCGGCAGACGGCCCTCGGCGACCAAGCGTTGGTCTCCGGTGCGCGGACTGCTTGGAGTGGCATTCCTCTATCGCCTATTCCTTCCATCCCAGTGGATGAGCGGCATGTCACTGCTATCCGCCCCGACACTGGCAGCACCGAGGTTAGTTTGACCGGGCCGGACTATGGTATTGACCAGAAGTATAGTTGGTCAATCAACTCGCAAGGCGAAGGCTACCAGACCTCCGATACTGAGCTATACACGTGGGTAATGCTGGCGCGACCTGCCAACCTTGTTCTGGGCTACGGGCCTGAGTTCAAGGTTTCCCGCGTCCTGGATAACTCCGCCAAGTTTAGCTGGTACAACTTCTGGGGCCAGTTCGGTGTCGAGTTCTTCAACATTGATGAGGTTGTGCTGGCCATCAACGTGACACCGACCATTGACCCTGGCGACGATGACGAGGGCTTGTCCAGCTAGCCCCTCCTCCCCACCCGAGGGGGGTAGTGGTTACTGCTGCCCCCCTCTACCGAAAGTATAAGCATAGGAGAAGAAGATATGTCAGAGAAGAAAGAAACTACCGGCGGGGTACTTGTCATACCAGACGACAAAAACCACCCAGCTTCGTTTTCGTATGTATCGCCACGGGAACGCAAAATAACACGCGACCCGCGCACAGGCCGACAGATTGTCCAACCGGTTGTGTACACGTTCCAGAGAGGCCGCCCAGCACGTGTGGAGAACGAGAGGGACTTTCAGGACTTGCTACAGGAACAAGCTTACATGACTGATGGTCGGGGCTTTGTCCCCATGTTTGAGCGGGTAGTAGCATCCCGTGGGCCGGGCAGAGTGGAAGCGGAACAGAAGGTTACCGGCCTGCTTATGCAGTTCCTAGCGCACCACAACATAGACCTGGATAGCTTGGTCAAGTCCGCCAGTGGGGAAACAAGCAAGGCTATCCCGGAGGAAGCCGATGCAGGTGATAACCAGAGCGTCTGAGCATATTGTCAGTGGTGCCCTCGAGGAACGGTACTGCACGATAGCTGATGTGCGGCACGAGTTACGGGGAGTAGCCATAGACAATCCGACTAACAATCAGGACTTGGGCGCGTGGCTATCGAGTACCGAACGAAACGATGTCCTACTACGCGCACTAATAGATGCGCGTATGTGGATAGATGACAAGACCAAACGGGACTTTGATTACCACAAAGATGTCATGGTGGCCGTGGACGGTTCGGGGGAAGATGTGCTGAACTTGGCGGGGTACGGTTTCCTCCCATTGTACAAAATATCGTTTCTGGAAGTGGATGGCAGGACACACCGGCCCGATAACTTTGCTTTGTACCCGTCTACCGGGCGTGTCAAGGCGAAGAGTTTTGGCCAGGCTTCCCGTTACGCTTCTCGTGGGGGGGCAGCTTTCCCGATAGGTGCGCAGAATGTGGTGCTGACCCTGACATGGGGCTACCAGCATTTGCCACGGGACATAGTGGTTGCCCAGGCGCGGAAAGCTGCAGCGTTAGTGCTAGACCAGTTGGAGAGGGCTGACCTGTCTACAGGTGATGTCAGTCCTGGGTTCAGGGAAGTCAACTATGGTGATGTGAAGATACGCATGGGCGACTATGGCAGGTATGGGTTATCTATCCGGCGGTTGGAAGAGCAGGCCATCGAAACGTGTCTGCGTTACCGGATACCGTTGGTGGAGTCCGCACGCGCTATGTACAGGGGCAAGCCTTCTCAGCCCGGGGGTTGATGTAGGTGCTTTGGACTGACCTTGTAAGAATATACCGATGCGGGTTCACACAGAGGCATGACCTTAGCCTAGCCTTGGATGATACTGACATATACGGTGAGGATGTCTGGGGCAGGCTGCTACCTGATGATGATGTGGTACTGGTGCCAAATGAGTGGGGCATAGTAGGTGGCAGCGGGAAGATAGCCTTGCCTGTACAGTATGATGTAAGCCCCGGGTACATACTGTGGATAAAGGATACTGTTGTGTATGATGGGGCGCGGGTAGAGGTGGCGGCTGCTTTGACCGATGATGTGGTGGCCGGTGCTACTACTCTACCTGTAGATACCATAGTCGGGTTCAACGATGGTGCCATAGTTACTGTACATAGTCAGGGCAAGCGGCACCGGGGTAAGCTTCGGTACGCAACGGGTTCGGAGTTAGTTCTGTACAAGGAAGACCAGTTGCGTGAGGGTTTCAACACAGGCGACACGATTTCTTCTGGTAGGTACTGGCGGGTAACGGGCCGGAAGAACCCGGGTCAGTGGGGGCATATACAGGAATTGTCAGTGGTAGAAATACCGTTTGGGGCGGTTAGTGTATGAGGCCTGCCTACAGCCTGACGATAGAAGAGGGCATCAGGAACCTCTGTCTGGGGCGTAGCCTGCTGAAGCGGGATATAGCCGTAGGGGACAAGCTGATACCTGTAGGCATGACCTTTGGGGCAGACAACGCTTATGCTTGCCCGGGTGGGCTACTGTTTTATAACAACTCACTGGGCACCTACTGTAACGCTACCCTTGTCCAGCCGGGTGAATCTAATACCCCAGGGGATATAGCCTACAGTGAGAAAGTCGCATTGGACTGGTCGCAGATGTCCACCAAGCATTATGACCTGTACTCTACTACTGAGGTGGCGCACAAGTACACTGTGGCAGCAGGTGCGTATCTGGAGTTAGACCCTGTACCCGATATATGCCAGAAGCTACGTATGATAGAAGAGGATTTCCTTGCTATCGGGATAGAACCTGCGGACAACTGGTTCCCGGGTATTCTGGTCATATCTATGGGTTCTACCCGCAGGCAGGCTACTAACGCATACTGTATAGATACCGAGGGGTTTATTATCCGCTATGCTGATGTGTTGGTGGGCGGGAAGAAGGCCCTCGATGTGAAGCATGATGTGGAGTTACTGGAAAGCCTGATAAGTGAGGACTACGGGTTAGGTGGCACATGCCAGTGGTCGGAGGTTATGCGGCCAGGAGTGATGTGTCCGACACCGGGGAGAATAGCTTCCCAGAATAGGCTGATAGAAACCTCCTCCCAGTCTAAGATATGCTGGGGGGACATTTACATACAAACACACCGATACCGGATAATTGATAAGAGGCCGCACTTGACTAAGCAACCGGAACCTACCCCGTAGAGGAGAGGTGTGTTAGATGAGCTGGAGTAAGTTAGCTACGCCTACGCTGAACAAGCATAGTATATTCATGTTCGCACCGCAGAGTGCAGAGGGGACGCAGGCTACTACTGGCTTTACGTCCATTCCATTCAGTGGCACCCTGGATTTCAACCTTCAGGGCAACATGGAGGCCTTTGAGCAGTCTGACGGTGTGGAGTACCTTCACCATTTTTACACTGCAGGCGCATGGTTTGAGGGCAGTGTACCGTTGGTATTGTCCCCTGAGGGCGGTTCCTTTACCAACCTTATCAACTGGATTACGGAACGTGATGACGATAACCAAGCATCGTTCTGTACTGTCTGGATTGTTGATGACAACATGGAACGGGGCGCGGTAGATGTCAAGGTGACTGAGGCGACTATATCCCTACGCAAGGGGGAACCGGTTACGTTTGGTATCACTCTGCGCGGCAAGAAGCCTACAGAGGGCAAGGCACCTACCACTGTTACGCCGGATACTGGAGGCCCATACCTGTGGAGTGACGGTACGGTGTCAACGGGTAACTATGGCAGCAGCACCTCCGAAGACGAGAACATNGAGTCACTGGAAATCCGCATTGACAATGGCGTTGATGATGGTGCCGAGGGCCTGCGCTTGAGTAGCGGTGTGTACCCCATCCGATTGTACAACCTGAATGACATGGAGGTCACCGGTTCGTTTGAACGGGACTACATTGTTGCACAGAGCGGTGGGGGCGCAGCCTTCTACAATGCGTTTGTAAGCCAGGTGGAAAACTCATTCAGCACTACCAGTGATGCTGCTTTGGATGTAACGTTGACGCGGGGTGGTAGCAGCTTGTCCCTGAGTATGCCGAGGCTGAAGTTCACTGATGTGTCGCAGCCGCTAGAGGGTTCGAACCGAGGCCGAGTTATTCAGACGGTGGAGTTCAGGGCGATAGCTTCTCCGGGTTCGCTGAACGATTGGACTGCACCGATAACCATTACCGCTACTGGCGGGTATAGCTAGGCAAGGTAG